AATTCTGNCATAGTTCTTGCTAAACTTTTCATAGCAAAATCTCTCCATGCTGGAATATTAGCTTGTATTTTTTCTCTATTAATAGCTCTGTTTAAATAATTTTCTCGTAATGGGTTTTTGCGTAAAGCGTCTAAATATTGTTCTTCTTCTGCAATCATTTTTTTAAATTGACTTTTTTGCAAACGCTTTGTTTTAATAGTTCCATCTTGATATGTAAATTTACGCTCCCATACTGTTGCACCACTTTTTTTAAATTTTACGTATTGTGCTTTTAATATATTAACTAACATTTCTTGAGTATTTAAAGCTGGATTTGTTCTTTTAACTTTTTCACCCATTTCTTTGTAATAAGCTTTTACTTTTTGAGTAGCTTGAACAATTTCAGGAATTGGGTCTTTATATTTTGGATTAACTAATCCTTTAGAAATACGTAAATGAAATTCTTTTCGACTAATAGCTGTACCACCAGATACTTTAAGTGACTTTTTGTAATTTTTAAATAACTTAGCAACTTCTTCCATTGCTGTACCTAAGTAATATGTATCAGCTTTTATTAATTGTTCTAAAGAAGCTGGGGAGCTTATACCCATAGTATTTTTTATTTTAATTAGAGGTGATTTAATTATAGAATCTACAAAACGTATAGCCATTAAGTTACCTCTATTGACTGCACGTTGAATAGGATTCCAGTCTGATTTTTCACCAAACTTACCAAGCCATGTAGGAACGAATTGTTCTCCTTCTAAATCATCTAAAAAAGATATTCTGTTATCAATGTAATCTTTTGAATTATTTTTTCCTAAAATAATATTTTGTTTTGTAAGTGCTTTTTCAATAGTACGTTTTTCAAAATCAGCTAAAGATTCTCCTGTTTTTCTAACCATATGTTTTTCTGCAGTTTCAACATTAATAACAAATTCTTTATAATCATCTTCGGTTTTAAATTTATTTTTGGGCATACCCCATTTTGTCCATTGTTTATTTTTAAATTGTTTACTAAGTAATTGTTTATTAATTTGAATAACAACACCATCTTTTGTTATAATTGAACTAACTGGTCGTTGTGTCCACGTTGGATGAATAACATCATATTTATTTGTTTTAACTACATTGCCATTAGGTTTACGCCATTTGCCAGTATCATCTACAAAAACAACTTTAATTTTTTTACTTTTAACTTTATTTAAAATATCTAATTCATCTTGTAAGTCTAATTGATGAACCATATTTTTAAGAGCTTCTTTATCTTGTAAACTCATTTTACCTTTAAATGCTGGTATTACTAATTGAAACAATGCATTAAAACCAAGTATTGTAGCTCCGTGACTTAATTTTCTTTCTTCACTAGCTACTTGTTTAATAGCTTCTTCAGGAGCTAACATAGCTGTTGTTTTTTTAATTCTATTCCATCTACCAGTTTGCCATAAAGGTTTAGCAAAACGAGAAAACAAATATAAAGCTGTTGGGTCTGTAAATCCTCCAGCTACTGCACCAAAAATTTGCCAATATGGTTTTTGATACATTTCTCTATCTTTATAAAATTGATTTACTAAATGTTGTGTTTGTTGTTGACTAGTAGAGTGTTTAAAATAATTCCAATTTTTATCTATAATATTATTATATGCTTCATCTTCAAAAACATTATAGGTTGGGTCAATAGGAAAATTATTATGATAATCTCTATTACCTCCTAATAAAATTCCAAATAAATTTTCATTCATAAATCCTTGTTTAAAATTTTCATATTCATTAGAATCAAAAAAAGAATCTTGTCGCCAATTCCAACTAGGAGCTGAACTTTGTATTGTTGGAAACTTATCTTCATAAGCGTCCATGTTCCACCATGCTTCTTGTTCTAAATTTTTAGATAATGGTTGATCTTTAAATTCATCTTGTCCGTAAGAATCATCTTTAACATAATTTTGATCAACAATAGGTACAGGTTCTATTTCTATTGGTTGATTTTCTGCTATTGCACCAGCTTCTAATTCTTGATCATCAAAAGTATATTTTTCTTTATATTGATCATATAAACCATCAGGTCTTTTAGATTGATCAAACGTTAAAGCATTTTTAACTTTTTTAATAACTTTTTTTTCTTTAGTTAAATCTCTTTTAACTACTTTACCTACTGGAATATCAGGAGGTCTATCTACTGCATTAATAGTCATTAAGGCCTATTAAATGCTGTTCCCCAATGTTGTAAAAGATCATTAAAACGTTGTAATTGACCTTCCTGTTGCATAAAGGATTTGAAAGTTTTTAATTCATCTAAAGCGTCTAAATATTTTTCATTCATTACTGCGTCATGGAAACGAGTTCCTTCACCTACTAAAACTTTCCAATTAGGTGTTGCTTCAATAATATCTGTAATTACAAATCTATATAATGGTGGAACAGTAATATTTGATTTTTCCATTCCATAAATTTCATTATATGTTTCTGTTGCTATAGCTGTATCTTCTTGTTGTGCTTTTACTTTGGAAGGATTGTTTTCCATTTCAAATAAATTTTGATTGTATTTAGATTTATGATTAAAAATAAATCCATCTTCATCATTATCAAAAACTATATTTGATTGTTCATGAACAGTTTTTCTATAATCATCAAACTCTCCAACTAACTTACTGTGAAATTCAGTTATTCTATCAATGTTTTGATCACCACCACTAACATCATCATTACCAAATAATAAAGAACCAAATACACCTCTAAACGTATCATCTGCTTGTATCATACGAGTTAATATTTTAATCATATCAACTCTATCTTCTCCTGAAAGATTTTTAATATCTATTCCAGCACTTGAAGCAATAGCTTCTAAGTTATAACTTCCTACTCCTGTTTTGCCGTCTATTAAATCAGTTGCCCATTTTTGAGCCATTTGGTCATGTGTAAAACCATCAGGTGAATCAGTATATTGAGTATTTGGAAACCATTCTACTGCTTTCCCTTCTTGTGTAAGAGGTATAAATAAACCATCACCATCTACATCAAGCATAATATGATATGCTGGATTATCTAAATCTTTTGTATCTTGTACTGGTAATAATTTTAATCGTCCTTCTTGTGGCATAGCCATAAAATCACGAAACAAGGCATTTTTTTCTTCTATACTTTGATAGTCAGCAGTATTACCAAAAACAGAAAAAGCTAATTTATTTTGGTCTGTTTCATCAAACATTAATTTACCTACAAAAGCACCAGCATTAACAAGAATACGATTTGGGTCACTAGCTAACATACCATTCATAATCATTTGTTCAGGTGCATTTTCTGTTAATACAAATCCATTAGGACTAGAAGGATGGTATAAAATAGAACTAAACTTAAACCTATTATTATGGGTCATATCTTTTATTCCTTCTGTAAAAGCTGATTCATAGGCTGTTTGATAATCTGCTTCAGAAGGATTTTTATTACCAAATAAATACTTTCCCATATTATTTTTAACGTAATTCTGCATCCATTTAGTTGCTGAATCCATTACAACAAAATTTACATCATGCTCGTTAGTAATATTGTAGGGTGATATAAAATTAAAAACATCTACCAACAAATTATTATTATGTTTGTTAGCAATAATGTTATCTAACAAACCTTCATCCCATGACCCCCAAGTAAATAAACTTGTCCAATATCGAATGTGTGACATATTTTGTCGGTTATTTGCTTTATTAAACATACTTTGAAAATCCATTAAAGTTTGATTTTCACCTGTTAAACCTGAAAACTCTCCTTTTGATTTCCACCATTGATCAATACCTTCATCAAGAGCTTTAACATCACTATAATTTGGATTAATAAAATTTTTCCATTCAAGAGCTGCTTGACTATAATCTTTAGAAGCAAAATATGTTTCTCTTACTCTATCTAAAGCTGTAGCATAATTTTCAGGTAAACCTATAGCGTCATTTGTTCCAAGGACTTTGTTTTTTACTATAGAAAAAGCAACTAAAAATTCTGCGTCTTTTATATTTTCAAATTCACTATTTTGAAAATTATCTAATGTTCGTGTTAAACTTGGATGCCAATAATTTAATTTTTTCATCATAGCAATTCCGTTATTCATATCTTCATCAGGAATATAATTTCCATTTTGCATAATATTTTGAAATAGATTTATTGGGTCAAATGCTTCACCACCAAACGCTTCTTCAACTGCTAATTTGTATACTTCATTAACATTACCTTGCTCTAATTCTAATGCGTCCATATCAATACCAGACATTGTTTCTTCAATATCTCCTGTAGATATAACTTCTCCACTAACAACAGAATCAACTAAATCTCTCATAGCTAATTTTGCTTTTTGTATTTTTTTAACTTCTTTTATTTTAACTTTATCAGGAACAAAAAAACCGTCATCCGTCATTTTAACAAATAATTTATCTAATTGATTATCAGGAATAACTTTAGAATTAATATTACCTACCCATTCATCTGAATTTGAATTTAATAATCGATCAGTTGTTTCTTCTAATGTTGTAAGATTAGCAATATTTTCTTTACGCAATCTATCTTTGTAATCTTTTTCTGCATTGTCAATAGAACTAGAAATATTATCAATAATATCATTTCTATCATCAGGTGTGTATTGATCGATTGTACCTTTTTCACTAGAGTTAGTATAATCAGAAATCATACTTAAAACTTCATAAACACCTTTTTTACTATAAGCATTATTAGGATGAACAGGGTCACCTTTAAAAGCACTTGGTAATTTATTTTGTTCTATATGTCCTAATATAGCTTTAGCCATATCAACATTATTTTGATTAGGAGTATCACCTAATACAAATCTATCAATAATATGACTTATAAATTTAGTATCTCTTGCAGAAATAAGATTATACATTAATTCATTTAATTCTTCTGGCGTATGGGTCATTTTATAACCCCATTTACTATTGTAGCTATTTATATGATTTTGTAGTGTATTAATGTCTTGTGTTATTTGTTCTAAGTATTGAGGTATATCTATTTCTGTTTCAATTCGAGAAATACTAATTTCTGTATTAGTAATTAATTTTTCTGCATAATTTGTTAAACTTTTCCAATGTTGTTCTTCTTGAAAAGAATCAAAATTTTTAGTCGCTTCACCAACTGCCCCTCTATACAACTGCGAATATTTTTCAAAAAATTTGTNAAATCTTTTTTCATCTTTTAGCCAAACAGCATTTTCTTTATTAGAAGTAATTTTGTTATAATATTCTTCCATTTGACTAATTATTGCGTCAGGATTGTTTGGATGTTTTTGTTCTAGTTCCCAAACAAAATTTGTCATAGCTGTACTATGTTTTAAAAAAGCAACTTCATTTGCGGCTTCAATTCTATCAGCTTTAGCTTTAGCTTCTTCTTCTATAAGGTCTTGAGCTTCTTTTAATTGTTTTTCAAATAACTTTTGTTGTTCTTTATCAGCTTTTATTATTTCTTTTTTTTGATTATTTAGAGATGTTATTTCTGCATTTTTAATAGCTTCTTGTCGTTGAAAATTTATTCCTTCTCGTTGAAAATTTAATTGATCTCTCCGATCATCCATTTGTACTTTTTCAGCAAAAGCATTAATAGGAGCATTTAAGATACTAGCATATTCAGGTACATTAACTCGAATGTTTGAGCCTGATGGTGTTTGTGTCATTTTTTTACCTCGAGATAATGCCATTACCAACCTTTTTCATAACCTCTATTGTAATTACCAGTAACTCTACGCATTAGAATTTTTTGATTAAACTTATTTGTTCTTTTCATATTAAGTAATAATTGATTTTGTGTTTTTAATTCTTTTATTTGTTCTTCACGTTGTTTTAAAACTGACGTTCTGTATTTTTCTTCATTTTTTCGGTAAACCTCTTCAATTTTTTTATCTTTCATATAATTTGTATGAGAATAATACATAGAACCTAGTTCAATACCTAAATTGATTCTGTCTAAAGTCATTTGANNTTTAACGTTTTTTAACGAAGCGTTCATACTNCTAATAGTTATATCTTTTTGTAAATTAACATTGACTAAATCTCTTGCTTCATTTTCAGAAACACGAGCTTGAATAGCTCTAAAAGAAGCACTATCGTTAGCGTAATATCCTGACGTAGAAGCCATGGTTTCATTATTACGAAGTATTTCTGTTGTACCTGACATAATGTCATTTGTATTAGACACAGCAGTTAATTGAGCTAATAAAATATTTTGATTTAATTCTTGTAATTGTTGTTTAGCAACTTTGTTTTTACCATAAAGACTTAAAAATGATTGTGTACCTTTAAGTACAAGACCAGCAGTAATAGGGTCAATAGCCATTAACTAAATTGCACCTCCAACGCCATACCTAAAACTTTTAAAGGTAAGGGGTCATTTTGTGTTACTGTTACAGTTGGCGATTTATCGTATCCCAAAAAATAAAATTCTTTTTTGCCACTTTGTTTTATCAAATCATCACCCACATTAAATCCACTTTGTAATATTACTAATTCATGTGCCGAAGCCGTATTAGGCGACTTCAATGATACATCTAATGTATCAGCTACATCAATTATGCAACGCACTATTCTTCGTGGCAATCCTGTAAGTGGGCCTGTATCGGTTTCAGCGTCTATAGGCATAGTTTCTAGTTCAGGTGTATAGTTAAATCCAACATTTACCCCTGTTGGTTGTGGGTCAACTGTAAACGTTAATGTGTCAGTTCCTGACACAGTAAAAGCCCCTAAAGACGAATTACCATAAACTGCATTAACTGATTCATTGGTATAAATACCATTTACTGTATGCAAAAATCCTTTAGTAAACGTAATAGAGGCGTTATCTGCTGGGGAGGAAGCCAAAGCAGTATTAAGAGTTAATGTATATGTGCCACTACCATTATTAGTAACAGCCGTAATTCTGTATGTNCCAGTTATTCCAGCAATAGTAAATTCTTCTTGTATTTGAGGATTAGAAGTTAACCCATCAATAATAAGCGTAAGTCCTGATTGGGAAGCACCTTTAACAAGAGGAGTACCACGTTGGGAGAGCGTGGAAGTGGTGGAACAATCAAGACTTACTGAATCATCTTCGGCAAACTTTTCTAACGTATAAACAGTACTTCCGTTTAACGATCGTTTGCCAACACAAAATAAATGTTCATTGGCACTTGTAATACTATGAAAAGTATCACCTGTTCGTGTACTCCATAATGTCCATCCAGCTATATCTTCATCACGTATTGAATGAAATACAGCTAGTTTACCATTATGGGTAGAACCTGAGTTTGTAAAAATAGCAAATTGTTCAGGGCGTGTAGATGAACCACTCAACATAGCTATATCTTTTGGGCTATCAATTAAATGGTTTGCTAATACCGATATATTTGTTGAAACATATCCAGCTTCACTATCCGAATAAATAAATTCTCTAACAGCTCTACCATTTTTTTGTGTAAATAATGACGCTCCATCAAATAAAATTGGACGAGTACGAGAACACCCATAAGGAGTCTGTCGTCTAAATACTATATTGCTCGGAGTAATAGCAGAAGTATCGGACGAAGTAGGTATTATGTACTCGCCACTATCGGTGAATATTTGAAGATTAGAACCAGAATATAAATGACGTATTTCGTTTACTTGGTCACCACCAATAGCAACATCAATACCTTCACTTGATAAACCTGTACCAACACTAAAATTAAAATAATCACCTACATGACTTGCGTTAACAGAAGATGGTTTAGATTTAACACCAGCTATCCATAATCTGTTATCGTGAAATGTTATCGCTTGAGGATATCCTCTATGCGAAGAAATAAGTTGTTCATCCCAATCGGATTCAGCACTTGTACCAGCTAATGTTTCTCGAATATTTCCTACAACAACTGTAGTGTTTGTTCGTGAAACAATATCTACTTCCTTACCACCAATACGAATTGTTTTTCCAGCCCAATTAGAATCACTATCAAATATAGCACTAGAAGCTGTTATATTAACACTTGAACCTGTAGTTGCGGCTGGAGTTAATGTTACACCACTATCTTCATATTTATAATAAGGTTGGTATCTAGGATATCCTGAACTATGAGAGGCCCAATCAAAAGCATTAACAGTAAATGTTGTAGCACTTGTTCGTTTAATTTTTCTTGTTGGATTATCTCTATGAGCAATAAATACTGTATCACCAAACTGAGCTATATTTAATTCAAATAATTGAGCTGTCGTCCAATTACAATTTGATGTGATATTGCTTTGGATAACAGCTCCAGCACTAGAATAAACGTCCAACCGATTGTTGGATAGTGCAAATATTGCTACTTCATCATCTGAAAAAACAAATGGTAGTAATCTTGCTTCTGCTGGAAGTGTTGCTTTATACGAAGTACCTTGTCTACGCATAAGACCACCACTATCCAACATATACCAATTTCGTAAAGTTTGAGCTCCATTAAAATATGCTTTAGCGTCTGTTCTTGATCTAAGTAAAGGGTTAAGCTCTCCAGCACTAAAATTAGATAGAACGGTTCTTAGTGTTCTAGCCATTTTACCTCGTAGATTGTCGTAAATTTATAAAACGTGATTGATCTAATTGTCTTGTTGTTCTTTCTGCCGAATCAACATTTTTAGCAATTAAGTATTGTCGTTCAGCCATATCAGAAAATTGTTTAATCATTCCTGAATCTCTTGCGATTGAACCAGCAAATAAACTGGCTAATGTATATTCTAGAGCTAAAATAAAATGAGGAGGAAATTCTGATTCATCAGCTCTATAAATATAATCACATACAACTGTAGAAGTACTGCCGTAATTATCTAAAAAAACTTTATCACCATATCGTTCATATGGAATAACAATATCATTAACTGTGAGAGTAATTAATTGTAATAATTCAGGACTGGTTGGTAATTGATACGCATACGCATATCTTCCTGTTGGTTCTGCTGTTAATAAACTTAATTGTTTTTGTTCGGTTGCAAATCGCCATCTATGACGAGTTAATGCAGATTTTAAAATATCTTCGTAGACTGTATTACATACATTAGCTTCGGTACTGCCATCTGAAAAGGATGTAATGGTATTTGCTCCTATCATTACAAGAGCTGTTGAACATATATCTACTTTAGTTGTTGCCATAATATTTAAAACTTGGGGGGCAAAGCCCCCCTAGTCACATTTAAGCAAGAAGTACTGTTGTTACAGTTGAGCTCGAAGAAGCAGATACCATAAGAATATCTACAACTCCATTTGAGCCACCACTATTTACAAAAATAATATCTCCAGCAGTTAGTATTCCATAATCTGCTAAGAAATAATCAGCGTCATCAATAGTGCCGATAGCGTCTCCGTCTGTATAGTACCAAAGAGCATTAGAATCTCCCATTTGGGAAATCTTTTTTATTGGGTTGCTAGT